ATGAAAAGACGCGTTGCCTTCCTCATTAGCGATCAGCACCTCATCCCCCACGGCGGAATTGGCCAATTCGCAAAGGGCTTCTGCGAAATGGCAGAGAGTAATGATTGCGTGGTCGATTTGATCCTCGACAATGAACCCCGCAATGCGTTTTTCAAGCATAACGGCCTCACGATCACGCCGGACAACCCACAATCCCTGAAAGACCATAGAGCAGCTTTCGCTTTCAAGGACAGCTACTCCTTGGAGAGAGCAACCAACTTCCGCAATGCAACAATGAAAGCCTTCCAAAGCAATCTATACGACTTGATCGTCCTCAATACGCCAGAAGCACTGCTTGGCGTGTATGGCCTTGATCTATCACAACATATCCCAACCGTATTCTATACCCATAATGAGAACTTGGTATTCAGGAATGAAGGCTTCAAAGGCGTTTTCAATCAGACGTTCGACGTCTTCTTTTCAGCACTAATAAGAGCCGATCACCTTATTATCGGCACTCAGACGGATCGTAACAAGCAAGAGCTAGGGGCAGCACAATGCAATGCGATCACGCTTCCCATGCCAATGCCTGAACGCGAACTGCTCAAAGCCTATGAAGGCAAAAAGTCAGGTTTACTCTTCATCGGCAGATGGGAAGACAGAAAGAACTACAAGGAGTTCCTACGGGTTGCTGGACAGGTCAATCTACCTATCAAGGTCATGACCGCCGCAAACAGTGTGGAGAAGTGGCAAGCCGCACTAGACAAAATCAATGCCCAGCATGATGTAAGAGGAGGCATTACCGGTCAGGAAAAGGTCGACTTCATCAGGTCGTCCAAGGTGTTCTATATGCCGAGCAAAAGCGAGTCCTATGGCTTCTCCCTCCTCGAAGCAGCAGGGCATTGTCATTGCGTCGTACTAGATGGTTATGGCTGGACAGACAATTGGGACGATAGCCTCTTCTACAAAACCTCGCCAAAGCTAGCGCACGATTTGATTGCGACACTGCATAATAGGGATGTACCAGTTTCCCAATTAACGACTGTCCATTCTATCGACCAGAACACATGGAAGCCGTGGCAATCCATCTTTGACAACTTCACAAAACAGAACAGCATGAGCGATTCAGCGAAAATCAATACATGGCAGAGCGGCACTGTTAAGGCGTTCGTCAAGTCACTTGGGCGCTTTGCATCGAGCGAGGACGTCATCAGCATCCTCAACAATCGACATAAGTTCAATATCAGCTATTCAACTACGGACACGATGCTAACTCACTTATAAACATAGAGCGTTCATCAGGTTGATTCCTTGTTGAATTTCTCTCGCGGCTACAATAGCAAACTAAGCCCTTAACGCCCGGTTTCCCTCCAGCTAACTACTGGATGAAAGCACCACGAACCTACAGCACATGCACAACCGAGGGATGCAACAATCTCGGCATCCGATCACTCAGGACGAAGCCAAGGTGCCATGCCTGTCATGCCCGATATGTCACACAGCAACGCAGGGATCGAGTGCTTGCGGGCCTAAAAGAGCCTATCGTAGTCCCGAACAAATACAGCGTTGATAGAAACGGATACCGCGTCGGCTATGCGCCTGACCATCCTCTATCGAGCGTCAACGGCTTAATCACAGAACATCGCCTGCTTGCTTACGACAAATATGGCTCAGGCGATCAAGCATGCCATTGGTGCAACAAAGCACTGACATGGAAGCAGGTTGAAGTCGATCATGTAGATTGGGACCGCACCGATAACTCGTCTGACAATCTCGTTACAAGCTGCAAATCATGCAATTGCAACCGGCACCACTCAACTGTCGAACGCGAGACAGATTGCAGCGAGATAGCCCAAAAGATGCGACTGCTGGCAAAGCGACTAGGCAGATAACAAGAAGGAGAAAACTCCCATGACGACACTTGCAACAGACGGAACGACTATCGCGGCAGATGGACAGGTAACATGCGGCGATACAATCGAGGATACGAACGCCAAGAATGTATTCCGATTAAAAGACGGAAGAGCGTTCGGGTTTGCAGGATGCCTAGCAAGTGGCTTTCAGTTCCAGTGGTGGCCCGATAATGGCATGAACTTAGATGAACTACCCACGTTAAGTGAGGACTTCTCAGCAGTAGTGATTGATGGGAGCAAGACCGTTCTAGTGTTCGACCATTTACTAAGAACAATGAAGATGCCAGCCCCATATACGACAGGTTCAGGAATGCAATACGCGATAACCGCAATGGATTTAGGCGCAACTCCAAAAGAGGCAGTTAAGGCAGCTTGTAAGCGTGACGTCTGGTCTAGCGGCACGATCAGGTCAGTCACGGTTAAAGCTAAAGATAAGTCCGACACGCCAAAGCCATAAATAGGTGCATGGCGAAAAATACCAAGCAATCACACCCTAATACTGGCCTCGCAACCGTAGTGCAGCAACAGCAGGCATTGGCGCACCCTGTCGCACAAGCTGTAAAGGCAGCGACACGGCCACGAGCCGGTCAGCCCACGAAGCGCACGGATGAAGTTGTTGAGGAAATCCTAGACCGCATTGCGAATGGGGAATCCCTGATCAACATATGTCAGGACGATCACCTACCCGGTTACAGCACATTCAACCGCTGGCAGCGAGAAGACCCTGAACTATTGTCGATGGTGGATGTGGCATACCAGTTCCATGCGCGTACGATGGACGACATGGCTGACAGCATCTTGTGCGGCGGCATCGGCAGCACAGGCGATTTTAAGCGCGACGAAGCCCGCGTTGGGCATCTGCGTTACAGGCTGGGCAAGCTAAACCGTCGCTTTGCAGAAAAGCAGCAGATTGACGTTATCCACCACGAACCCGTCATCATCGACATGCAGATCATCGAAGGGCCAGGTGGTGACGGCGTTTAACCGCTGGGCTGCATGAGCCGATAAACCGATTGCCTACTGATCCCCAGCGCTCTCGCTACAGCGCTGGGGTTCGCGCCATCAGCCAGCATCTCATTTACCCTCTGAGCGTCAATGCGCGCTTTCCCGCCCTTATATGCGCCCTGCGCTTTGGCCTTAGCGATCCCCTCTCGTTGACGCTCTCTGCGTAGGTCCGTCTCAAACTCAGCCACGCTGCCAAGGATGCCCAGCATCAGCTTGCCGTGCGATGTAGTGGTATTGACACCGGCCTGATCTATGCAGCGGAAGCCGACGCCCTTGTGGATAAGTCTGTGGATAAGGCTGTGGAGATCGACCATCGACCGAGCAAAGCGGTCAAGCCGTGTGACGAGTAGGACATCGCCCTCACGCACGAACTCTATGCAGCGCTGCAACTCATCACGGTCAGCCGTTGTGCCGGACTGTTTCTCTGCAAAGACTTTCTCGCATCCGGCCTGCGATAGCCGTTCAAGCTGCACTGTCAGGTCTTGGTCAGTAGTTGATACGCGGGCATAGCCAACAAGCATGGTGTGTCACCTTAGGGTTTAAGACCCGCTTGCGATGTTGTCACATTCCCTATGGATCAACCTATTTGTGACAGGCCGTGTGACGTAATGGCAGGGACTACCCAGTCGTTACAACGCATGGGCATGATCGTCCCCTTAGACGCCCAATGAGCGCCACTAGAAGTGAGGGACAGTCGGAGTGCCGGATCGCCATGTCGGGAGCGAGTGATGCTCGACGGGCATCAGTGACAGGAGGAATCGGAGGGGCTGTATATACCCCTATGGAGGGCTAGGACCGGGTGTGGGACTAGCGGACTATTTTCTACCTCTCGAAAACCCCTCCTGCTGACCTGAGATTTTTTCTCCACCTTTCCAAAAATGCTCTCCTGCGGTAGCGCATGATATTGAGCGCAGAGGCAGGGACAGTTCAATGGTAGAAATAATTGGCGTTGTTATCGCAGTCGGAAGCCCTTTCGCGTGGATCGCCTACAATCACCCGGCTGGTTTCAAGCGCATTTTTTGGCCATTAACTTGCATCGCGACCGTTGCAATGCTTTGCGTTCAGGTTTGGTCGCTCGCTGTAACTGAGGCATTTGGAGCTTTGAGTCCGTTCATCCAACCTGATGCCTTCAAGGCTGCATCGAGCGCCATTGCAGCAATCAAGCCACCTTCGTTCTGGATTCTGCTGAGCTTTCTCGCCTTTCTCGCTTATTTTTTGTTCCTGCTGCGCCTTCATGAAATACTAGGCACCGAAAATCAGCGATTATAGTCAGCAAAAAGGGCAGGAAAACCCCTGCCCTCCTGCTCCACTATTAGTGGACGCCTTATAGCGAGATCGCGTCAGCCTTCGTATAGCTGAGTTCCCAACTGGACTTGCCCAGACCGCCACCGCCGAAAGCGCCATTCTCGAATTTCTTGAAACGCATTGCCACACCATCGGCTCGCGGCCACATTGCGACCTTACCCTGACGAGCGAGAATTGAACCTGCGCTGCTGTCCCAGTTTGCGGGCTGGCCGTATTTTGCCGACAAAGCCGTCAGGACATCATTCGAGCAACGACCGCCCATGCTTGGGTTGCCTGCGATCATGACCTCGCGCACCAGCCCGGCATCATCGAAGCGGATATTGACCTCCGCGTCGCATTTCTCCGTGATCTTGATATCGCTAAGTTCGATGTTCTTGGGCTGATAGCTTACGCCCTTGCCCCTTGGATACAGTGCCTCGACCTGTGCGCGTGTCATGCCGAATTCGATGTTGTTCCAAACTGGCGCTGCAAATGCCGGAGCCGAAACACCCAGTGCCAAAACGGCCATTATTACTTTCTTCACGACTTACTCCCTGTTGCTATGGATCGCGACTATAATGCCGCGCAATAGCCGCGTCATCCTTTAAGGAGATTTGATTGCCATTCTCTAAATAATGGATGGCAGGAGAAGAAAAGCAATTAAAAGGCATAAAGCCCAATTTCGAGGGATTTAACGAAGATCAGTGGGAGGCTTATCGCCTTGCCACTACAGCGGGCAACAAGTTCCACCTGTTTTACGGTGGTGGTGGTTCCGGCAAAAGCTGGCTTATCATGTTCATTGTGTTGCTCCGTGCCTATCGCGCACGAAACACTCGTCATGCGATCTACCGCCTAACCAGAAACTCGTGTGAGCAGACCCTTTTCAACAAGACACTTTTCGAAGTGCTCGATCAGGGCTTTCCGGGCCTGCGCGAACAGATCGAAGCCAAGAACGGCATTAGCTATTCCAAGATGATTGTCACTCTGCCCAATGGTAGTGAAATCTACTTCAATGGCCTTGATGAAAACCGAACCTCGAAAGTCCTTGGTGACGAATTTAACACAGTGTGGCTCAACGAGTGCAATGAGGACGGACTTGGCTACAGTCAGGTTTCCACACTAATGACGCGACTTCGAAAGAAGGCGCAGACGGAAGATGGAAAGCAACTCAAGAACAAGATGTTCTTCGACTGCAATCCGCGCTTCTACAGCGACTGGGAATACAAAGCGTTCAAGCTGCACATCAATCCTAGCGACGGCGATGCAATGCCGCGTGAGCATCAATGGGTATCTCAGAAACTCCGCACCATTGCGAACTCTGATAACCTGTCCGAAGACTACATCGAAGGTATGGAGGCGATGGGCGCTAGTGATCGTCGTCGATATCTAGAAGGTGAATGGTCGGACGAGAACAGCAATGCGCTGTTTGTTGAGGCTATGTTTAACAGCCATCGCGAACCTAAACCTGATGCAGTTAAGACCCCTGAGGACGTTCTGGCTATGTTGGCAGAACGCGACATTAAATTAGACCGACTTACGATTGCTGTTGACCCTGCCACCAAAGGTGATGTCAAAAACGATCTTCACGGCATTACCGTACAGGCTGTATCAGGTTCAGGTGCCGACGCTCAGGTTTATGTGCTGGCCGATTATAGCTGCCATGGCTCCCCGATCCATGTCTGCGATGTCGTTGCTGAGGCATATCGAAAATGGGGTGCAAGCCGTGTCATCTTGGAAGATAACGCTGGTGGACGTTGGTTGGAATCGACCATCATTCAGCATAGTCCCCATCTACCCTTGAAGTTCGTCAATGCGAACTCCACGACGGGTAACAAGACTTCCCGTGCTGAGCCAGTAGCAGCGCAGTATGAGCGCGGCGTTGTTCATCATGTTGGCAAGCTGAAAGAACTAGAGATGCAAATGTGCGATTGGGGTAGTCCCGCAAGTCGTAAAAAGTCGCCTGACCGTATGGACGCCGTAGTTTGGGGCATTACTGAACTGCTGGACTTGAACCAAGAGAAAAAGCCCGAGCCGACAGGCGGCGGCGCATACCGATACAAACGACTACGCTGAGCGAATGAGGGCGGGCCCAAGCCCACCCCCATCCTTACGACCAGAAGTAGAGAATGAATGTGACGATCGGCCAGAGGCATTTTGCCGCGTTCACTTCTACCTGTATCGCAATGTCGGTCTTGATATTCATTGGATGAACCTCAAGGCCACGACCGGCCGCGGCCAAAAAGGCTACGGAAGAGCGCCTCACATTGACGGTTCAATCCCCGTTCGTGAGATTATGGACCTACGCTCGGCGTTCTAGACCGCTCCGCATAGCGCCGTGTGGCTTCCTGTTCGATAGCCCCAGCCACCGGAAGGGGCACGGCATCCGCCGCTGAACTAGGCACGTCGTTTCACGCTTGTCCATTCCGATGGGTGAATAGCCTATTCACTTCATTCCGGGGCGTGCATTTACCAAGATGACGCCGGAATGCACCTCCGTCAAGTCGACTCAATTTCAAATAAATAGCCAAGGCAGGGCTGTGCCACGCCGCTTTGTTGCGTCCGTGACGCGCCCCCTTAATGCCTTTGCCAGAGGATTTTAGTGCCTATCGATGATATTTCCAAAGCAACACCTGAGATTGCTAAGCATCACCCGCGTTTCGTTCGCAACCGCGACTTTGCAGATGGCGAAGAAGCCGTAAAAGCAAAAAAGTCCACCTATCTACCGGCTGCTAATCCCGCAGATGATGACGCGACATACAACTCGCACCTTTTCCGAACCCGTTTCTTTCCCGCAGCATCAAAAACGCTGCAAGGCTGGGTCGGCCTCATCAAGCGCAAGCCCGATCAGCTTGGCACGAAAAGCGAGATTATCGGCACGCTCTGCGAACTGCTCACCCCCGACTACCTGAACCTCAACGAACTGACCGAATGGCTGATCCGCGAGACGCTAATCACCAATTTCACTGGTCTGCTTGTCGATCACCCCAGTAGGGATGAATTTACCGGACTGAGCGCAGCTAATGCGTTCGAGCAGGGATATCGCCCGTTCATTGCAGGCTATACCGCCGAAAGCATCCTTGAATTGAAGCCCGGCTTGGTCGGTGGAAAGCGCCAGCTAGTCCGCGTCCGACTTATGGAACAGGATTGCACTCGCATCCGCGAGTTGATGGTCAATCAGGGCATCTATCAGGTGCGTATCTGGACCAAGGATGGTGAGGCATTCATTCCCGGCCCGATCCAAACACCATTGGTCAACGGCAAGGCATTAGGCGAAATTCCATTCGTTCTGGTCAGCACGTCGGAAAAGCTGACGCCGCAGCCATCGCTTTTGCAGCATGTGGTGGATCTCAATCTCCAGCTTTATATCCAGCAGGGTTTGCTTTCCAACGTCCATTACACGTTGAGTGCCCCCATCCCTACCATTCGCGGCATTTCACCGTTGAAGGACAATGATGGCGGCTATGTCCTCGATGAAAACGGCCAGCTACAGTTTCCAGACTTCCCGGTAGCGCCCGGTAGCTTGTGGCTCTTTGAGAGCAAGGACACGGTTGCTGAATATCTGGAATTCAAGGGACAGGGAGCGGCCACGCTCGAAAACTCGGTCAAGGAAATCAAGGACGAACTGCGCATCGCGGGCCATTCCATTGTCGCTCCCGATAAGCCCGCACCAGAGGCACCCGAAACACAAATGATCTACCGCGCTGCGGAAATGGCCATCCTTGCCAGCTTTGCCCGCACGATTTCCGCCAAGATGCTTCGCGCTCTCAAGCTGCTGGCGCGCTGGGCCGATCCAGCGGCAGAAACGGACCTGACATTCTCGGTCAACAAGGACTTCGTGCCACAGAGCTTGTCGCCGCAGGCAATCTCTGCGCTTCAAGGTCTATGGCAGGCCGGTGCTATCACGCATGACCAGCTATTGCTCTGCCTCAAGGATGGCGAAGTGCTGTCGCCGGCACTCGACGTTGCGGCCGAAATCGAAGCCACGAAGGTCGAGGTCGCGGACAGGCCAAGCACTGAGGCTCTATAATGGCCACAGTCAATCAGTCCCTACAGGACCGCGCCATTGCCCATGCCATAGCGATCAGTCGCTATGGCAACGGCATTTCCGACCGCATCGTCAAATTGCTCAACAGCGCTGATGCTGATCTTCTGGAGAAGATCGCTGGTCGGCTCGCCTCCATAGAGGAACGCGGATACGATCTTGGCCCGAAAAGCACCAAGCGTTTGCTTGCCCTGCTGGACGAGCTGCGCGCACTCAACGCCGCGATCTATGAGCAATTGCATGACAGCCTGGCCGACGAGCTAAACGATTTTGCAGCGGCGGAAGCGGGTTTCCAGAAGGCAGCGATCGATGGCGCATTGCTGGTGGAAGTCGGTACGAAACTGCCCTCCCCTGCCCGCTTGAAGGCCATTGTTGAGGAAGTGCCGTTTGAAGGTCGCCTGCTAAAAAGCTGGACCGAAGGTATGGAGCAAGGACGCATTGATCGCGTCACACATGCGATCCGTTTGGGCCTCACTCAGAGTGAGACGACGGATCAGATTGTCCGTCGCATCCGGGGCACGAAAGCCGCTCAATATAGCGATGGAATCCTTGATGTTAGCCGTCGATCCGCTCAGTCGATTGTCCGCACCGCTGTTACTCATGTCTCCAATGTCACCGCTCAGGAGACGTGGAAGGCAAACAGCCATGTGGTCAAAGGCTGGCAGTTTCTGGCCACGCTAGACACGCGCACGACCATCGGATGCGCCAGCCTCGACGGAAAAGTCTTTCCGATTGGCGAAGGTCCAATCCCACCCAGACATATCCGCTGCCGCTCGATCAGCGTTGCGGTGACAAAGAGCTTCCGGGAAATGGGTATCGACAAGGACGAACTGGCCAAGGGTGATCGTGCGAGCATGGACGGTCAGGTGGCTAGCACACCGCGCTATGAGCAATGGCTGTCCGCTAAGAGCGCGGCAGTTCAGGACGACATACTAGGCCCAGCCCGCGCAGCTTTGTTCCGCGACGGCAAGCTAAAACTAGACCAGCTTGTAAAGTCGGATGGCACAAAGCTGACACTGGACCAGCTAAAGGACAAATACCCTTCAATCCTAAATTAAAGGTCGGGTTCCCACAAATCATATGGGTTGCTTATATAGCTGATTCGAAATTCACCCTCTCGGCCGATAGCATCTTTTGCAAATGCTTGAAGCGCATCACGATTTTCATCGGTAAGCATGAATATAGTTGGATGCATCCGCTTAGTGCCATTTTCCCATAACGGCGGAACTGGCATATTCCCCTGACATGCGAACCAAGCAAGTCGGTAATTCGCCAGCAAATCATTGCGAGTGCTGATCCACCACTCATCGTCAGAATGACGGAATTTCACCTGAGCATGCCTCAGTTCGTCCACCTTCTTTTCACAGTATCGCTTCAACTCGATCGGAACCGGAGTGTGATACTCTTTCAGAGTATACCCTTCGAATTCACCCTCAAAGCAAGCAATAGCATGGCCCTGACTGATCTGCCTGACGAGCCGGGCATTCTCACCGATTCTATACGGCTTCACCTTCTTATTCTTCATCGGCTCGAAATGCTCAATATACTCGGACAATCGTGCTTCGACGCAGTTACGAAGTTCATAGGCGGCGTAAAAAAGCGAAGCCTTGGTATTTTCTAAAAGGCGCTCTTTACATCGACCCAAATAAGAACGTGCCTCGACGCCATACCGATCCTCTCCCGAACCCATATTCCCCCGCTAAATACAACTGCTTCCAAGTGGAAGTAACCGAGAACGCCTGTGGCGGGAAGGAAAAAAATGACCGACAATACTAAGACTGTCACTGAAGACAGCGAAATCAACACCAGCAACGACACTGCTGATCTTCTAACCGAAATTGATAAGCTGCGCGCTAAAAACAAGGAACTTCTAGCTGAGAAGCAGAAGGTCAAGCTGAAAGCTCAGGAAGCCCAAGATGCAGCCGACGAAGCAGCGGCTCAGGCAGCAGAACGCAATGGCGACATCGAAGCGCTGAAAACCGCTCATGTGAAAGAACTCAAGAAGCTGCAAGACAAGCTAGATGCAGCGGATAGCGACCTGCGTAAAATCCGCATCGATAACGAACTTACTCGCGCCTACAACGAAAGCGGCAGGCCCGAACTAGCCGAGCAGTTCATCGCTTGGGCAAAGGATCGCGTTCAGTATGAGAATGGCATTGCGACAATCGAAGCTGTCGGCGTCGGGGAATATGTCACCAACTACCTGAACAGCAACACCGGCGCGCATTTCCGTCGAGTGGCCGACAATAGCGGCGCTGGTGCATCCGGCAACAATACCACTGTTGCACCCATGAAGCTGACCAAGGCCCCAGCAACCCAGCAGGAATGGGACTATCTAGATAGTCTTCCAGCGGACGTTCGCAATGCGCTTTGCGATAGCATCAACGCACCTCAACTCAAGGTGTGAGAACTTAACTCAGAACCATCGGGATAAATAACGGGCAAGCAGAGATAGCTTGCCCGGCTCCGACATTGTGGGCCGCAGTTCACTAAGTTGGAGACAAACAAAACATGGCAATTACCAATACCACTATCACTGGTCTTGCTGGTTCCGAACGCAAGATGGAAGTTCGTGTGAACAACATCCGTGAAGCGTCGAACGAACTGGTAGGCACTGGCCTCACCGCTTCGAGTGAGGAAGTCACCGCGCTTGCAAACGGCGGCCCTCGCAAGGTATCGCTCGACTATAAGAAGCCTCTTTCCGCTGACGTGTTCAACGTCACCAGCGACAATATCAACACTGAAGGCGATGTTGGCAACATGGAAGGTGGAAGCTACAGCGTCCAGCGTCTGGACCTGAACTATGCTTGGGGCACCACCGACCTGACCCAGATTGTGACCCAGTATGGTCGTCAAGGCGACATTTACGCAGGTATCGCAGGCTATCAGAACGCAGTCACCAAGAGCCTGATGTCGTCGGCGCTCAAGGGCGTTAAGGCCAAGCTGGCTTCCAATGCCGCAATCACCAAGGCAGTCGCTACCGACTTCGACATGCAGGTTGTTTTCGATCAGGTAGCAACCGCAGAGGAATGGGCCGACTCGTTCAAGATCATGATCGTTTCGCACGGTCGTTATGCAAAGCTACAGGGCCAGAACGTAAACGGTTTTGTTCCAGCTTCGCAGACCCTCTCTCACTTCGATGAATACAAGGGCTATATCCTGCTCAAGAGCAACACCCACACTGACAACGATGTGACCGTTGCCCGCACCGGTGCGCTGGCTTACGGCGAAGGCACTGCACAGCAGGCATTTGAAGTCGAGCGTCGTGCAAACGCTGCTAACGGCGGTGGCGCTGACATTCTGCACGCTCGTTTCTCGCGTGTTATTCATCCGCTGGGCATGGACTTCAAGGGTGCGATCGCAACCACCCCTGCTCAGGTGAAGAGCATCCTGGAAGCTGCGGCTTCGTGGGATAAGGTCGCTCCAGACGCACAGTTTGGCTTCCGCTTCATCCAGTTCAACAAGACCGCTTAATTCTCTCGCGAAAGGGAAACAGAAACCTGCTCTGGAAACGGAGCAGGTTTTCTTGTGCCTCATAAATACTGAAAACTCAGGAGGCCCAATGGCAGTTACACTAGATCAAGTTGATACCTTCCATGCAGATCGCGGCTACTCCGAGTGGGCAGCGATTGCCGAAGACACACGTCGCGCAATGATTGTCCGCGCTCTCGATTATGTGGAAACAAACTATGCTCCGCTTATTGCGGAGGCAGAAGCGCACCCGCGCTATCTCATGTCGGTGGCCCTTCTTGCACTTCGCCTTTTCCAATCCGTCGATCCCATTACAGCGCAGCCTGTCGTGAAGAGTGAGAAGAAGGAAATGAAGGGAATGAAGAAGGAGGTCGAGTATTTCGAGCCATCCGCACTTGATCCCTTTCCCGGCGTGACCAAGCTAATCGAAACCATCAAACTACCCACGGTAGCTGTCCCATCGGTTAGCTTCGGAAAGCTGGTTCGATAATGATGTTCTATGAGGAAATGGCGGAACTAGCAGTTGAGATGCTGAACGAGTTTGGTGCGGCTGCAACCCTGAGCCGTGAGACAGCTTCCTTCGACAAGAAGACCAATCGACGCATTGCTGTCACGGTCGATCCAGTGGCGACCATGGCCGTGATGGATGAACTTGAAGTGCTGGATGAGAACACTGGCCGCCTTGTTGTTCGCACTGTCGCATATTTGCTCGCAAAGCCAGCAACCGGCGACATTCTGACATTGGGTGATCGCAAGTGGACAATCGGAAAAGTGACCACTGTTCAGCCAACTAATCTAGCTATCATTCATTTTGCGGAGGTAGAGAATGCTTAATATCGACTTGTCAGACCTTCTCAACAAGACACCGGCCATCAGAAAGATGGTGGAACAGAAAGTCGTTGAGGTGGCAGCTAAAGTCACACTTGATGTTCATGCCAATGTCGTAGCTGGATCGCCGGTTGATACAGGCGAGTTTCGCGGCAAGTGGACTGTTGAAACTCCGACACAGCCATTTGAGAACGGCAAGGTCGAAAACACTACACCATACGGCCCACAGCTAGTGAACGGTCATTCCGATCAGGCACCCAAGGGCTGGATCGATAATGCCGTCCTAGCTGCAACCCGACTTTAAGGAGAACCGATGATTTATCTGGACGTAGACGATTTGAATGCCCGTTTCTGGGCTTGTGAACTGAGTTACAAAAACGAAGACGGCGACACGGTTGTTATGCCTGATAGCCAGAAGCTAGTTGAGAACCAGCCAGACGAAGAGATTGATGCAACGCAGCCATATGTCCGCTGGTTGATTGAACCCGGCGCGAGTGTCCAGAAGGTCAATGCTGGCCCACATATGTTCAAGAGCGTTGGCACTGCCTATTTGCAGGTTTTTGTTCCAAAGGGGATGGGAACTGGCCCTGCAACCGACATTGTTGATTGCTTCCATAACCACTTCCGTAAGTATCGAAGTGAAGACACTTGCCTCCGCGTCCTGTCCACGGATCAACACAAGGGCAATGATAACAAGTTCTATCAGGTGAATGGCTCATTTGCCTACGAAAGCAATCGCTCCTGACCTCGCAATAAATATAGGCACGGAGCCTGTATTTGCGGCTCCCTAGTTTAACAACAAGGAGACCGCATGGCACTCGTTAGCTCATCTGATATTACGTCCAGCATCATCGCTGAGACAGTGTTTGGCGTTACGCCAACCGCAACTGCTACCCGTTACGAACTTCCGCTTGGAGCGGATGCTGCTCTTCTGACCGCTGCTGCTACCACAATTGCAAGCCCTACTAAGCGCCCTAACCGCGCCAGCAACGGTTCGCGTCGTGGCATGGTCAATCCAGAAGGCTCGATGGACATTCGTTTCCAGAACCATGCGTTCATGGATATTCTGCTGCAAAGCGCTCTGTCGAATACCTTTGCTACCAAAGTCCTGAAAGCGGGCACTGTCGATAGCAGCTTCTCGGTCATCCATAAATTGGCCAATGACATGTATAAGACCTACGCGGGCAACATGGTCACTGGCTTCTCGATCTCGACCACCGGCAATGACGAAGTGAAAAGCTCGTGGAACTTGATCGGCGCAAGCGTGACCGACGGCGCAACCGATAACGCGCTGGCTGTTACGGCGATCACCGGTGCGACCGAGTTTCTAGCATCGGAAGTCCAGAGCATCACTGTCGCGGGTCAGACCCTCTCCGTTGCTGAACTGGCCTTTGAAACCACGCTGGACCGCACTCGTCGTCCGGTCCTCGGCTCGAACACCGGTCTACAGTTCGGCGTCAACGGCACTCGCGAAACGACTGTCACCGTCAGGGCTTATCGTGAAAGCCTCGCGATCAATAGCGCGATCACCGGTCTGGCTCAGGCTGTCAGCTTCGACATCGGAACGACCGGTGCTGGCTACCGTTTCCAGCTTCCTGCTGCATATGGCGATATGCCCGTTGATAGCATCAGCGATGGTTCGGCTTTCGTGACGATCACCTTCAAGGCTGGTTATGATGCGACTTCGGGCACCGATTTGGTAATCACTAAGTTGTAAAAGATAGAGAGCTACACGTTCTCTCTCCCTCCTGTAGCTCTCGGCGGCTCTGGGCTTCGGCTCAGGGCCGTTTCCTTATCAGACGCATAAATACCTTTGCCGATAAACCAATAAGGGAGAACATAAGATGGCAAAGAACGAAACTACCGTAGCCGATGATAACTTCGGTTTTGATATCCCAGTCCGCTATGACGCAGATGTTGCAGTTGAAGGCGTTTGGTCGCCTCCTGTTCTGGACGAACATGACCAGTGCTGGGGTGAATTTAAGCTAGTCATGTATGACGGCGACAATCCAGCAATCAAGAAGACACAGGAGCGCGTCAAAAACAAGTATGCCAAGGCGATCCGCTTGAAGCAAGTCACTGCTGACGATCTTGCACTTGAAGTCTTCCTTGAAGCAATCCTGCTCGATTGGAAGGGCGTCAAGAAGGGTGGCAACGAAGTGCCATACAGCAAGGAAGTCGCCAAGCAGTATTTTTCCATCCCGGCTGTTCGCAAGGTGGTCTTTGTGGAACTGCTGGAATTTGCTGCTGACGTTCGCAACTATGGTGCAGCCGACAAGGACGAAATCTCGGGAAACTAATAAAGGCTTTGGACTGGAGTATGCGTGATGATCTCGCGCTACTCCAGAAAGGAGCCGATGCCGGTAATGAGCTTGCCATTAAAGCACTAGCTGACCAGCCAGATATCGAATGGACATGGTATTGGTGGGCATATCATGAACTATCTACGGATCGTCCAGCAATACAAGGTGCGCTACTCCCCATCCCTCATTCTGCAATCCGGCTTATGGCAGACGAGTGGCATTTGAAGGGTAAAGAGCGCTCCGACTTCCTCTACATCATTCGCGAACTTGACGGCTTTGTTCTCAACAAAGCGCGTGAGCAGGCAGAGCGAGCCATGTCCTCTAAGGGCAAGTAGAGCCAGCTAAATAACGGGAACCTCTCATAAGAAGGAGAACCCGTGGCAGACGCACAAGCAGTAATTAGGATCAATATCGAGGCTGCTGGTGCGGAGGCTGGCGCTCGCCGCGTCAATCAGGCCATTGGTTCAGTCGGTAATTCCTCACGTCGCACGGCAGCGGCAAACGACAATCAGACATCAGCATTGGGTCGCCTGACCCGCGCAATGAACGACAACGCCAAAGCCGGTGGCGCAGTCGGCAAGATCATGGACGACATCAATGGTCGTTCTGCTGCCGCAATTCCGGTTGTCGGTAATCTCATTTCCAAACTCATGGGCATGGGTCCGGTCGCGGGCATCATCGGTGGTGTCGTGCTGGGTATTGGTGCGCTCGCGACCGTAGCAGTCGGAGCAGCCGCGAAGGTCGAGACATGGAAAGCCAATTTGCTGACCATGACGAAAAGCACGGAAGCCGCTGACGCAGCTTATCGTGAACTGGTCGCTTTCGGTAACAATACCCCGTTCTCGACGGAGCAGTCCGTCAATGGCTTCATTAAAATGCGCGCTCTGGGTCTAGAGACCTCGACCGAGATCATGACCAGCTTCGGCAACACGTCTGCCGCGATGGGCAAAGACATGATGCAGATGGTCGAAGCGGTCGCAGACGCTACGACCGGCGAGTTTGAACGCCTCAAGGAATTCGGCATCAAAGCCAGCCAAGAAAGCAACAAGGTCAAATTCACCTTCCAAGGCGTGACCACGACCGTCGATAAAAACGCATCAGCCATCCAGAAGTATATCGTTGGTATCGGCAACACCAATTTCGGTGGCGCGATGGCTCGACAGATGGCTACCGCTCAAGGTGCATTCTCCCAATTCGAAGATCAGATTTTCAACACACTCGCGGCGATGGGTGACGGCGTTCTGAACAAGACCGTCGGCAAGGTCGTCGGTGCTGTGTCGTCTGGCCTCGATGCTATCACTCCCTTGCTTTCTGGCATCATGGATATTGTCGGCGGCCTGTTGTCCGTTGTGGTCGATGTAGCTGGCGGCCTGCTTTCCATGTTCGTCGGCGGCACTCAGGGCGCTGGCACATTCAAGTCTGCGCTCGATGGCCTAGCCGTCGCTTTCAAATTCGTAGGCGAATGGGTCTCGATGGCGGGCAGCGTCATCGGCAGCGTTATGGGCTTCGCCGGTGGCATCATCGGCATGGTCGCTGGGGGCATTCGCAGCGCGTTCGGTATGGCCTTCGATTGGCTCATGCCCGCGACGCAATCGACCGGCCAGAGTATGGGTGAAAGCCTCGTCGGTATTCTGCGCGCCGCTCAGTATGTCGCTGGTCAGCTTCCGAATATCTTCAAGGTCGCACTGGCCGAATTGAAGGCCACGTTCATGCAGACCGGCGCGGCTCTTGCTGCTGCCCTGACCGGCGACTTCTCCAAGTTCAGCAAAATCGATCTTTCGTTTAGCCGCACCCAGAAAGTGGCAAGTCGTGTGATGACCGGTGCAGGTCGTGTCCAGCAAGACCAGCGCGGCAATCGCAAATGGATCGATGAAGCAGCCGGAAAATCGGCAAAGGGCAACATCGACTTTGCCGCATTGGGCAAGGACAAGCCAGCAGCGGATAAAAAGAAGAGCGGCGAAAGCGATGCCGAAAAGCGCGCCAAGGCGGAAAAGGAGTTCTGGGAAACACTCAAAAACGAAGCTGCCACTGCCGAACTGCTGGGCATCAAAGCCGAAGATCATAAAAAGCAGCTAGAGCTACAGAGAATCCTAGGCCGTGATCTGGTTGCTGCTGAGTTGCAGCGCCTGACCACCGCGACCCAGCTCGTCCGCACCAACAAGTTCCTGGCCGATGCCGCTCAGGCCCATATCGACGCTGTGACCGCTGCCGGGATCTCGGAAGAGATGACCAAGAAGCGAATTGCCGGTCTCACTCAGGATCAGATTGAGAGCGAACGCGGCATTCTGGAATTCCGTGCAAAGGCTGCTGCCGAAGGCGTGGACCTGCAAAGCGCTGCGTATCAGGCCGCTGAAAAGGCACTGCGCACCGATCTTGCCCGCGTGGATGCAAATAAGCTGCTCAACCAGCAGTTGGACCGCTCTGCTGAACTGGCCGACAAATACAGCGCGTCCTATCGCAAGGCACAGGCCGCAAAGCAGTCCGCGACCGATATGGCTGCGCTCGAAGTGGGCCGTGCAAATGGCACGATCAGCGATGCGGTCTATAAGGAAATTAAGGAGGGTCTGGCACAAGCTGCGCTCGATTCCTCAATGCAATTCCGCGACGAGTTCGGTCAGCGCATCGAGGCCCTTGGCGATCAATTCCAAGGTGCGTTCGGCTCCGCGATCAGCAAGCTAGGCCGTGCCATTCAGGGCATTGCAGCCGCAGCTACTGGCAAGAATTTCGGTGGCCTTGGTGCAATCGGATCGCTGGTCGATGTCTTCGGTCGCAAGGTCGATGGGTCGCTAAACGGTCTGGGCAAATCATTCCAGAGCGGCGCAAGTTCGTTTGGTGACAAGCTGTTCACAAGCAGCACTTGGACCAAACCGCTGTCCAGCATTTCCGACAGCTTCGGTGGATTTAAGAAATCCTTCGGCAGCATGTTCAGTAAGGGCGGCGACTTTATGAGCGGCCTTGGCAACATCATGGGCAACGCCGCTAGCGGTGCTGGCCTTGGTAGCGCAGTCGGCTCGATGCTCGGCCTAAACAGCACTGGCTCATCCATTGGCGGCGCTCTCGGCTCGATTGGCGGCCCTCTTGGCTCGCTTGCTGGCTCCATCATCGGCGGGCTTGGTGCAAACCTGTTGAAGAAGGCCAAGTGGGGCACAGCGACCGTCACGAACGGCACTGTCAGCACTCGCGGTAACAAGCAGGCATATGAAGACAACGCGTCCACTGCCGGTAACAGCATCATATCGACGCTCGACAACATCGCTGCCCAGCTTGGTGCAGACGTGGGCAATTACTCCGTTTCGCTAGGCCAGTATAAGGGCAAATGGCGTGTCAGCAGCAGCGGACGTTCTGGTAAGCTCAAGGGCAAATACAGCGATGTTTCCGACTACGGCAAGGATGGCGCAGAAGCGGCACTTCGCGCAGCCATCGCGGACGCAATCAGTGATGGTGCAATCGTCGGTGTCAGGGCTTCCACTAATGCACTGTTGAAGGCTGGCGACGATATCGAAGCGCAGATGGAAAAGGCTCTGACCTTCGAAAACGTCTTCAAGGACTTGAAGAGCCGTCTCGATCCGGTTGGCTCTGCACTTGATGCGCTCAGCTTGGAGTTCAAGAACCTCACGAAGATATTCAATGAGGCTGGTGCGACCAGCGAGGAATATGCACAGCTAGAACAGCTTCGCACACTCAAGCTACAGGACATCATTAAGGAACAGACTTCCGGTCTGCGCGATATCTTGGACACTCTGAACGGCGAAGCAAGCGGCAAGTCCGCTATGGCGCAGTTGACCGAGAACATGGCCGCGTTCGCTTCCTACCAGAGCGATGCACTTGCGGGCAAGCAAGTCGATCAGGACGCATATTCAACTCTTGTCGATAAAATCCTGAACAACAGTCAGTCGGTCTATGGCACGAACTCCAAGGAGTATCAGGCGCTCCTATTCGACTTGAAGTCCACGACCACCGGTTTCCTAACAAATGTCGAAACTGCGCTTGGTGTGGCTTCTACCACTGCCACAACGTCGGACGTGACTTCGGTTCTAAACAGCCAGACGAACGCGATCACAACTAACCAGACACTACAGACCGATTACCTCGCGCAAATCCTATCCGCGATCAAGTCGGGTAATAGCGCTGGAACTGTCGTTTACACCACAACCGGCGGAACGACTTACACGGCCATCAACGGCAAGCTGCAATATGTTTAAGGGAGGCGCGTAAATAAGCACATGGCAATAGACGCAAACAGAGCATCTTTCATCAAGAAGGAATATCGTTGGGACGTAAAGGAAGACACTGCCGTTAAGGCGCGTGACAATACCGCTCGTGAGGAAGAGTTTTCCTGTAACGTCGATCCTACTACCGCAAGCCAGCTAGGTCCGTTGATCCTCGCTCAGAACAACACTGCTCGCATTTTCACAGTGAGCATTGATGGCGTGATGACCCTTGAGGATTTTCTAACAGGCGTTCCCCGCTACATTCCTGTTATCCCCAAATACGGCACAGACGGCAGGACTTATCGCGTCCTGAGTTTCACCACCGATTTGAACAAGGGAATTACAACCGCAAAGGTGCATGGATAATGGCAGTCGTCATCTGTGCCCCTAGGGCTTTCACCGTTCAATCATCGAACAACAGCACAACCGCACCAGCGACCAATTTGAACCTCGATCACCCGTCGATGGTCTGGCGCTCGTCTAACCTGACTTCCGTGCAGATCACCGTGCAATTGCCTGCTGGCTCATGGGATACGGTCTGCCTGTCTGGCACAAATCTGCGCGCCACCGATACCATTCGCATCCGTGCAGCAGCGACCGCAGCGGCGACCACCAGTGCCCCGACCTACGATAGCACCGCTCTCCCCGCTTTTAGCGGAGCGGCGAATGGCGGTGGCAATACGTCGCTGATCCTCACTCCGAGTGTCCGCACTGAGACATTTATCCGCATCGACATCACCAGCACGGGCAATCCGGCGACCTATGTGGAAGCGCGTCGTCTCATCATCGGCAAGCGCATTGAAGAAGATGGTATCGACCTGAACGCAGAGCATACTTTCGAGGATAACAGCCAGCGCACCGAGTATCGCAATTTCGAGACTGTCGATCCCTACGACACCAAAACGTCTTGGAAGTTCAGCATCGGTTACGTCAAGGAAGTATCCTACTGGAGCAATTGGTTTCCGCTACTGCGCGATGTAGGCACTAAGAAGGGTCTACTGTTCATTCCTGATAGCCAGAGCGTCTACTTGCAGAGCGAAGCCGTCTTTGGCCGCATCACAAGTTCAGCCAAAGGCAGTCCGGTTTCATCCGACTATTACAAGTTGGAACTCTACGTCCGAGAAATCTAAGCACTGAGCCAGTCGCTAAATAGCGATATGGCTACAGTGTATAACATGCTCCTTGAAGTTACGCCTCTCAACGGCGCGACCCCTAAAACCCTTCGCCTTACTAATGTGAGCGCCGACAAACTGGCGACCACTGCAAACGATCAAGCATGGCTTCCCTGCATCACCTCAATGCCTTCGCTGAGCTTTACGCTCTCAAGCGATGGCTTGCTCGATGACCCCAAGGTCGAACGCGGCGAGATTAGCTTCTTCTGCTCTGACGACTTCACAAACCATGAGTGGAGTAGCTATGTCTGGAACGGTGCAACTTACAAGGCTTGGTATGGCGAGCATGGCACTGACTTCTCCAACTATCAGAAATGGGGCGAAGGCAAAGCATCGAACCTAGAGCGCGAAGGCAATATCGTTACCGTTCGCTTGCTCGGTCCAGAAGCTGACCTGACTACCAAGATACTATCGAAGACATATGCGGGCAGTGGTGGCGCAGAAGGACCGATTGGTTCAAAGGGCAATCTAAAGCCGCGCTGTTTCGGCAATCCCAAGTCCGTCGAGCCTGTTGAGATTGATCCGGTCAATCTCGTTTATCAGGTTCATGGCTATGGCGCTGTCTATGCGATCCAGCCTTATGAATATGGTCTTCCACTGGATGCCACTCAGTATAAGGGCAATGCCACTTCATATGCGAACCTGATCGCCGCAACCCTAAAGCCGGGTGAATATGCGACTTGCTTTGCAGAAGGCTTGTTCCGTTTCGGTGGCACGCCTACTCCGAAGATCACCGCCGACGTTTCTATGTCAGGTGGCACTACCCTGCCCGCTGTCGCTACTGCGCTTCTTCAAGCTGCTGGCGTGTCTGCCGATAAGATCGGTGACTTCTCCGCGTTCAATGCTGTTGAGACGGACCTGTATGTCACTAGCCAGACCGAGTTCTTCGACGCGCTGCAAAAGCTGTTCAGGGATGCCGGTGGTTATGTCTTTGCGGACAAGAATGGCGTTTACCAGTGCGGCAAGTTCTATCAGTCCGCTAAAAGCGCGGTCACTCTTAATGCGGATCGCTCGACCTTTCCCCTGTTTCTGGATTGGAAAGAAGAGCCGCCAAAGGCTCCGATCTGCAAAGTCAGCTACGGCTATCAAAAGTGCTGGGGCGTCCACTCGGACAGCGATGCTTCGCCAATCGTCAATGAACTGGCGGAAGCTGCTGATGAAGCGGCTCTAGCTGCACAGACTGCCCAGACGACTGCCGACAACGCGCAATCGCTGGCCAATGACGCCAAGGGCGTTGCCGACACCGCGCTTGATGCGGTCAAGGATGATGACGGCACGGTCATCAAGTCCAAGACCATTCAGGAGAAGGTCAACGAGGCGAACGCCGACATTGCTGAGCTAATCGATACCTATGGCAGCACCGCAACCGCAGCAGCGTCGGCCAATGCGGCTAAAATCTCAGAAGACGCGGCAAAGGCAGCAGCGACCACCTCTCAAACCGCGAGCAATAATGCTGCTCAGGCAAAAGCCGACGCAGAAGCAGCAGAAGCGGATGCCATTGCGGCAAAGACCGCAGCGGAGACAGCCAGGTCACAGGCCCAGACCGCAGCGACCAACGCAACCACGGCGAAGACCGCTGCCGAGACTGCAAAGACCGCTGCTGAAACGGCCAAAACAGCCGCACAGACAGCGAAGACCGACGCGGAAACCGCATTCAGCAATTCGACCACGGCAAAAAATGCTGCCGTTGCGGCTCAGGGTGCGGCCGAAACTGCCCGCAATAATGCCCAGACCTACGCGACCAATGCCAGCAATAGCGCAACTGCTGCATCTGGCTCGGCATCTACCGCCAGCACCAAGGCCACTGAAGCAGGAAATAGCGCGACCGCTGCACAGGCAAGCAACGTCTCTGCCACGTCTACATATAATGACCTGCTCAACACGGTCTATAATCAGCCGTTGCTGCCGTTCTCGTTTGAGGAAGGCACAAAGCACTGGACCCGTGTTCGCAATGGCGCACCTGCAACCCTAGCGACGACCACAGGCACTCAGGTCACAGATGCGGATCTCGGTCAGGCGCTACAGTTTTCCGATTGGACCTCTGCCGGAACGAATATCCTGAGCAAAGGCGCGGTCGCTGTCTCGGCGGGTCGCATCTACGAAGTGACGGTTCGCCTCAAGGTCACGGCTTCCGACGGTTCGGTCAGCTTCAATCCTATCCTTGCGACCATGGCTGAAAACTATGTCGGCACAGATGGATCGTCAGCAGCATTCGCTTCGGGCGGTTCGTCTAGCGTCACAACCAACAATACCGTCCAGACCTTCACTGCCAAGTTCGCGATCGGTGGCGGCACTGGCATGGCCTCGCTTCCATCCAATACCAAATATATCCGCCCCGGCCTTCGTCTGAACTCGTCAGAAACCGGACTGACTCTCGTTATTGGTGAAATTCGCCTGCTCGACGTGACCGAGCGCGAAGCATCCGCTGCCTCCGCCAATGCAGCTTCCACTTCTGCCAGCGCCGCAGCTACCAGCGCTACCGACGCGGGCACTTCCGCATCTGCTGCCCAGACTAGCGCGACCACTGCCACGACACAGGCTGGTAAAGCATCCACTTCCGCCACCAATGCCGCGACGAGCGAGACAAACGCTAAGGGGTCGGAAAATGCAGCAAAAACGTCTCAGACGGCCGCTGCGACATCTGCGACGAACGCGGGCAACTCGGCTACTGCCGCAGCGACATCGGCGTCCACGGCTAGCTCAAAAGCGACGGAAGCAAGTCAATCCGCATCGACCGCGACCACTCAGGCCAATACTGCAACCACTAAGGCCGGTGAAGCATCGACCAGTGCGACGAACGCCGCAACCAGCGAAAGCAATGCGCTAGGGTCGAAGAACGCGGCTGCAACTTCCGCGACCAACGCCGCGACCAGCGCCACAAATGCGGGAAATAGCGCGACGGCTGCAAGCGGCTCGGCATCGACCGCAGGCACAAAAGCCACGGAAGCAGGTAACGCGGCGACTTCTGCCGCAGCATCGGCGGTGTCCGCGAACTCGACCTATAACAGCACGCTCGGTGCGCTCTATGTCACTTCGCCCATTTTGCCATCGACCTTTGATGAAGGCGCGAAGCACTGGACCAACCAGCGAACCGGCAATCCAACCAGCTTGGCCGACATTCCCGGAACGGCGGTGATCGACGCCGACATGGGTCCGTCGTTGGAATTCAACAATTGGGCCGGTGCAGGCAATAATATCCTGACCAAAGGCGTGATCGCACCGAAACCCGGTCGCATCTATGAAGTCTCGGTTTCGTTCAAGATCACGCAGAGTGACGGCGCGGTTAGTTTCAACATAGCGTTGGGAACGATGCTCTCCGGCTTCGGAACAGCAGCATCCAATTATAGATCAAGCACTATCGGTAACTATTCGACCACCGGTTCTGTCAATGTCCTAACTGCCAAGTTCTCGCTTGATACCATCTCCGGTGTGACCACCATCCCAGCCGATGTCGTGCTATTTCGCGCTGGCATTCGCCTGAACTCATCAGAGACTGCGGGATCGCTGATTTTCCGTGTTGGTGAAATTCGCATCACGGACGTTACCGAACGCGAAGCAGCTCTAGCTTCGGCAAATGGTGCAGCGGCTAGCGCATCGGCGGCAGCAACTTCCGCTTCCACTGCATCGACCAATGCGACGAATGCTGGAACGTCGGCCACGTCGGCGTCGAATTCCGCAAACACCGCAACCACCAAGGCAGGCGAAGCATCGACCAGCGCCAGCAATGCAGCGACCAGCGAGAGCAACGCCAACGCATCGAAGAATGCGGCTTCGACCAGTGCAACAAATGCCGCCAATAGCGCGACTGCTGCCGGTGGTTCGGCGTCTGCAGCATCCGGCAGTGCCAGCAACGCCCAGACCAGCGCAACGAATGCGGGCAACTCGGCATCGTCGGCCGCTGCTTCGGCGGTTTCAGCTTCATCCAGCTTTGATGGCGCGAAAGTAACCGCCGCATCGCTGTTGCCATCCGACTTCATGCAAGATGGCTTGTTCTGGTCGCACACTTTTACGGGTGTGCCCGGCTCTCAAGGCGCTTTGTCCAATGCGGTCTCGTATCCCGATGTCGCCAATGTCGGTCGCGTCGCTCAAATGGGCGGTACAACCACATATCGATACATCGCGCCGCTGGGTGCTGTCAGCGTGATCGCCGGTCGAACCTATCGCCTAACCATGTCGGTGCGCGCAACATCTGCCACTGCACCGGGCGTGCGCCTCTACGGCATTTACCTGTCCAGTTCATATGGTCAGATTGGTCAGCCATCCACTCTGCAGACCCTTTCGGTCCAAAACCAGTGGTATAACGTAACAATCGACGTAACCGGTGACGCAGTGATCGCGGGTAGCGGCGCTTACTTGCGACCACTGTTGCGCCTCGAACCGGGCGAAACACACACGATCCAGCTCGCATTTCTGAAAATCGAAGATGTTACGAGCCAATTGGCCGCTGCCTCGTCTGCTTCCGCCGCCGCAACCAGCGCATCGTCGGCAGGCACGTCCGCGACCAACGCGGGGAATAGCGCGAACAGCGCAACCCAGTCCGCAAACACGGCTTCCACCAAGGCCAACGAAGCATCCAATAGCGCGACCTCGGCGGCCAATAGCGCGTCTAGCGCGTCGTCGTCCTCGACCGATGCCAGCAACAGCGCGACCGCTGCAAACTCATCCGATGTTTCCGCGAAGCTCAGCGCGGCTTCTCAAATGCCATCGGATTTCCAGCAGGACGGCAAGTTCTGGCAGCAGGGTTTTGGCGGTCTACCGGCTGCACTAAACCCGATCACCGCCAATTCGACCTTCGCTTTCGTCAACAACAGCGATGTCGGTCGATCCATGCGCGTCACTGCAAATAGCCAGATTGACGTTGGCAATATCGGAATGATGCCGCTCCAAGCGGATCGCGTTTATCGCATCACCGCAAAGGTCCGTCAGCAGACCGGTTCTGTTTTTGCCCAGCTTCAGCTTTACCGCATTGGCGTGAATACGACCGGCAGCACGATGGGCAATGGCACAGTTCAGTCGACTTATACTTTTACCGCGCTGAACCAGTGGGTCGAACTGACCGGCACTGTTCCGGCATCCACGACCAACGCAATGATTGCGGCTGGCGCGTCCAGCATTCGCTGCTTGCTGCGGCTCTTGGCTGCGTCATCCACGGTCACGGTCGATTATGCATTCATCCGTATTGAGGATATCACCGAAAGCACGGGTGCGGCCGGATCAGCAAGCGCAGCAGCCAATAGCGCTTCTCAGGCATCCGCAAGTCAGTCCGCTGCTGGATCGTCCGCTTCATCGGCCCAGACCAGCGCAACCAACGCGGCGACATCAGCGGGTCAGGCATCGACCAGTGCAAGCAATGCGTCGACATCGGCCAACAATGCCGCTGGCAGCGCCAACACTGCATCGACACAGGCGACGAACGCCAGCAACTCCGCAAATGCCGCATCTGGCAGCGCGACGAGCGCCAGCAACAGCGCATCAGCGGCTAGCACGTCGGCATCGAACGCGGGCAACAGCGCATCGACCTCAGCGGCGCAGGCTCTTTATGCTGGCAGCTATGCGACCGGTAATTTCGTCGCAAAGCCGACATTTGAAGACGGTAGCACGGGCATGTGGAATGGCTCGGTGTCCGTCACCAGTTATTCCAACGGCTCGATAGGCACGACAAAGGAACTGCGTAGTCAGGCGCGTGACGCCACCGAAGGTGCAGAGTTCATTCCGCTACCCCAGACCAATGATCGCGTTTTTCGCATTTCGGGTTATGCGCGCTGCGGCTCATCATCTGCATATCCGGTTAACGTCGGCATTCAGGGACAATTGGCCAACGGATCATATTCGTTCCCATATAGCCGTGCGGCTAATGCCGGTGTCACGACCTGGAGCTATTTCGAGTTTAATCTCGGCATTCCGGCAAACATCCTTCGCTTCAAGCCTTTCGTCCAATCTCAGAACGACGCCGGTCAAGCCGGGTCCGTGCATGATGCGCGTGTCGTCGGACTTCGCATTGAGGACATTACCGAAAGCAACAGCGCAGCCGGATCAGCGAGCGCAGCGGCGACCAGTGCGTCTAACGCCCAGACCAGCGCCACAAATGCAGGCAATTCAGCCTCGTCGGCTAGTGGCTCGGCCAACACGGCAGCGACACAGGCGAATAATGCCTCAAATAGCGCCAGCGCGGCTGCTGGTAGCGCATCGAGTGCCGCGACCCATTCGTCTAACGCTGGATCATCCGCAACATCGGCAAGCAATTCCGCAAACACGGCATCGACCAAAGCCAATGAAGCATCATCCAGTGCAAGCGCGGCATCTGGTTCGGCCGCGACGGCATCCAGCGCAGCATCGACGGCTACCACCCAAGCAAATCTGACTGCTCAGTATAGCACTGGCGGCGGCAATCTCCTGACCAACACGGAATTTGCGGTGGACACTTCCGGCTGGTGGACCGGCATCAACAGTCAGTCGAATGTCGTGTTTCCCATCAACGGCGGTGGCAACGACTGGCATCCGCAATATGTGAACGCGATAAGCATTTATCAGCAGAACAGCAGCAGTTCGGGAAGTTCCGACTGGATGCAGGACATCACGATCCAGCCAAGCAAATGGTACGATGTTTCGGTCCAAGTCGCAGCGCATCGCTGTCAGGTGCAAGTCTATCTTCAGTTCCAGAATGCGTCTGGCGGTGCAGTTTCAACTCCATCGTCTGGCGCCCTAACTCCGCTTAGCGGCGGCATTAGCATGGGCAACTGGACGCAGGTCGGCTTCAAGGGGCAAGCCCCGTCCGATGCTGTGAAGGCGCGTTTGTATCTCCGCAAATTCGGGACGCTCAGCAACCAGTCTGATAGCTGGGCATGGTTCATGCGCCCGCAAGTGCGCGAGACATTCGCAAATGCTCCGACGCCTTGCAGCTACTCGCCCGGCAACGGCAGCGCAGTGGCGACCACTCAGCAGGCATCCATCAATAGCGCACAGACTGCAATCGCCACCGCAAACTCGTCCATCGCGAGCCTGAACAATAGCGTCTCGACGCTCAATTCCTCCGTGAACGTCCAGCAGACCGCAATCAACAATCTGAATGGCAAGACCGCTGCATATTTTCAGGTCAACGCCGTGTCAGGTGGTCGCGCTCAGTTGACCGTTTTCGCTGACAGCAACGGCGGTGGTGGTGTCGATATCCTTGGCGATCTTCGCATTTCCGGTAACGCTATGATCGGTGGCACGATCAACCCGGAAGCGCTGGCTCTACAGCGTTTCGTGAAGCGTATTGGCCCTGTGACAGCGGCAGGCAATCCTGGCGCTACCATGTATTCTGGAACACTTGGCCAGACCACCGGCTACGGCAGCTACCTGCTGGAAGGCAATCTCTCGTTCACTTATCTGACCGGCAGACAGACGAACACACAGAGCGGAAAGCCATATTACATCGACTATCTCCAAGACGGCGGTCTGACTATCTACATCAAGAAGAATGGCGTTCTTCTTGCAAGTGCCTCGTGGACCGGCACGGCGCAGAGCACCTACGCTTCGCGGTCGTTCTCTGCTGCGCTCACAACGAACTTCGACGGCCCAGACCCGGACACGTTCACCGGCGATGTGACTATCGAAGTTGTTCCGTTCAAGGGCAACACCGATACCGGAATGGTCAATCAGGGCGACTACTACACGCGTCAGATCAGCGGCAATTACTTGAACTTCTCGATCAACAATCTGCGGCTGAAATGGACGTTCATCTAATACGATAATTACAAGAAAGAGAGGAATACCTATGAACCAATATGCAAATCCAAACCTAACACAACGCCAGCAGGTTGAAGCCAGCCTTGAAGCAATCGAGCTAAGGATGGCCGCTGTCGATGAAATGATGGAAGACGCCAATGCGGCTACCGACACGGCACTCGACTATGTGACTGCTCAGGTAATTGCTCAGCATGTGAGCATTCTCAACGGCAGCAAAATCCAGCTTGAACAAGAGCGCCAGCGCCTAGCAAACATCATTGCAGTCTGGGACGCAGCCTAACTAAGTTGCCGGGAGAATGAACAAAGTTCATTCTCCCGGCACTACCATGAGTATCTGACGACCATTCCTCTAAATACGGAATACCATTTGGAGGTCGCCAGACTATGAAGATCAAACTCACTTCCGTTATCGACAAGGTAGCTACCGTTGTCGCCAAGAACAAGGTAGTCTCTGCTGCCGCTGTATCCCTCTTCGCCATCATGGGCGTTGTTTCTCAAGAAGACGCCAGCACATGGACTAACATCGTTACAGCGGTTGCTACCGTAGTCAGTCAGGTGCTGTAATGATCCATCATCTGGAAGATGCCCGTAACATCGGAGACATTCTGTCTGGCCTTCTAGCAGTTGGCACTTTAGCCCAACTCCTACCCCAGATCGCTGCCGTACTATCAATCGGCTGGACACTCATTCGTATCGCGGAATGGATTAGGTCGAAGATCAAGAAGCGACGTATCAATCCACTTGATCTCTGATGAGAAGGCCCCGGAATTGCTTCCGGGGCTGCCTTGTGTCTCGAATAAGAGATTTGCTGACGATGCTGCATAGCCTCAGCTTGATGTCAAAATCATATATACATGAAATTAGTGTTCTGCAGCGTTGTGACGTAGCTTTTCCAACCGTCCACCTTCTTCGACCACTTTTCCGACTTCGGCCGCCCACAATACATCTCGACCGTCCTGGATTGCATTACATCTTGCAGTGCAGGAAACCAGTTTCCGGCATAGAGAACTACGTCTCCACTTTTGTCCTTGAACAGCGACGTCACGTCGAACAGGGTGTTATCCTTTACTGGCGATATAATCTCCGCAGCAGGCGAGCCGTCGACCAGCATGACCTTCATGGACCCCGCCTCGGTTAATCCTTCGAACTGCTCTTTGTACCGATCGCCACCCATTGTGTAAGCTGTCAATACACCTTTCTTATCGGCAGGATTGTAGGTGAAAAACAGCTTCACTGCTGGACCTTGAAAATGGCCAACACATTCTGTTGAAGTGTTGACTAGAGATGTCGCAACGTCGTGCGCCTCGCGATCAGGATTGGTTGTAAAATCATACATTGCGGGAATTAATTTGTCAGAGTTAGCAGCAGCTTCGTTGGCCTCTTGCGCCGCTTCCTGAGATTCCTCTCCTCTTGTCAGGCTTGCATCCGTTTTCGATCCATTAGAACAAGCCGCGAGTGCAAGAAGTGCCATGGCGGTGACCAGATATACTTTCACTATTTCCTCCTGCTGAACGATTTCATTCAGCAAGTGTCACTCAATGCTTAAGGGACCGTGAACTCTGTTATCCGGGAAATTCCCTGATATTAATCTCTGATCGGCTTCATAATTTCGATCCATTGCCATCGCGGATTAGTCAAATGCGCGCCTCTCCATCCGGCTTGATTGCCGATCTGGAACCGGGACGAGACAGGTTGTGGGGAGCGAAATGCTCCCCACATTCGGGCATCAAATGCCGGTGTAGCGGTAGTTAATGCCGTTGCTCATCTTCTTCTTCTTCAGCGGGAAATCATCCAGACTGGACATGAGGTTGAACAAGTTGCGACCGAACATCGTCTGGTTGGTATCCTGACGTGGAAAGGCTTCCTTCTCCCATTCGCGATAATCGACATGCAATTCGATGGCTCGCTTCCAACTCTTGTAATTTCTGGCGTGTTCACGGACCCAAATCTCAACCGGGCTTTGATTGCGGTTCTCTTCCTGCTGCTCGCGCAGGCGGTCCATCATGTTGGCCTCAATGAGCGGGTCTTCGCCGGTTTCATCGACGCTCTTCCAGAGCATCACCCAATCGACCGCGTTTAGGGCATCCCAATTCGGATCATTGCGCCATACCAATTCGGCGAAACGACGACCGCCAGTTTCGTCACGGATAAGCTGGCCAAGGCTCTTGTTCGTGCAGCCGATGAGCGTTGCATGGTTGCGGATCGGCGCGCTGCTATTCTGACGCATCGTGCGGATCGACCTGTTTTCGGCGGTGATGACGTTCTTCACCGTGTCCACATCGGCCTTCGAGAAGAAGCCCATTTCGTCGATGAACAAAATCCACGAACTCCAAATGTCAGCGGTCTTGCCATCGGTGATGATGTTGAAATCGACCTCACGCTTAAAATGCTCCAGCGGCTTGGTCATGGCCTGGACGAAATGCGTCTTACCCTTGCCCTGCGCGCCGGATAGCACCGGCATGAGGTGGTTGGTAACTGGCAAGCCGCGAGCCTTACGCTTAACCTGCCACATGAACTTTTTCAGGACAGCGATGGGAAAACCGGCGCCAACATCGGTCGTGTCGAAACAGGCAGCTTCGACCGCTTCCCACATGGCTTGTCCGTCTGGACCGGTTGCACGGCCCTTCTCGAACGCAATCTGTAACAGCGCATCGACCTTCATCTGACGGGTGATATCTTCGCGCCAAGCGTCGATGGCGTCGGTAATCGTGCTCTCACGGAAGTTCAGCTTCAACGATGCGGCAAGCAAGCGCAGTTCGCGGCCATAGCTGTCGAGGTTCGCACCTTCGGCATTTGCGACCTGAAACACCAAGCGGCTTTCTTCGCAGGTTTCGTAATTGAATTTCGTAACCTCACCGGCTGGCTTACCGTCGCGGCCTTTCAGCGTGAAGGAGCGTTGACGCACCAACATGCCGTTCGGGGTCAGGGTGATGTTCTGCTTCTCCGCATACTGGCGCACAAAGTCGGCTTCGTCCTTCGGGATGAAGCCAATCCTTTCATAAACGATGGTATCGCGGGTATGCTGCCTGAGTGCCCTGTCGAAACCGGACTTGCTCAGGACGCCATTGTCATCGAGCCATGTGCGGATCGGGCTATTGTCCTCGCTGCCATCGAGCAGCTTAATGACGTTCTTGCCGTCGATGACCTTGTTGGAGAGCTTTTGCTGGGTCAGGTATGCGATGATGCCTGAGAGTTTGTCCTTGTAGGTCGCATACTCCTGATCGGGCAGCGATGGCTCGACCTGAGCGGAAGGAAACTGAATAACGGTCTGAGGCTTTTCGCCTTCTTCTTTTTTCAT